TTTTTTTACTCCTTAAATGTTATATTTATAATTTAATTTTAACTTATAGTCAACGTCCCAGTTACAGTATATGTCATTACAGTACATCCTCCTGCAGGTCCTGGTAATGTTGTTTTTGTGTTAGTTCCCGGTGCCACTGTAAAACTAGGTCCTTGTGGTCCTGGTGCTCTCAATACTACAATTCCTGATCCACCATCTCCCACTTGAACTACAGGACTAGGACTTGCTGTACCTGTACCTCCGCCGCCACCACCAGTATTTACTGTACCAGCAGTTGCAGATGTATTCGGTCCAGATCCTCCAGCTCCTCCACTAGTTCCACCAGCCGGACTTGTTCCTCCAGTTCCAACAGGTCTAGGAGAAGGTGCAAAACAACCACCTCCACCACCACCAGCATAAGACACTGCACTTCCTGTAATTGAATTAGGTAATCCAGCTCCTCCTGGTCCATTTGCACTAGGAGTTGCGTCTCCTCCTGCAGCAGAAGCACCACCTCCACCACCAGCTGCAGAACAACCTGGTAAAGAAGCGCCTCCACCAAAACCTTGAACAGATGAACCTGGTGAACTTAAAGGAGGATCATTTCCTCCTGATGCTGTTGTTGGCATAGCTGAGTGTCCACTAGCACCACCCCCTGAACCTCCTGATTGACTTGCGTTTGGTGAACCTCCTGCACCATTACCACCACCTGTTGCATGTATATAACTAACTGATGAATCAGTACCCGGCGCTGAAGTAGGATAATTAGAAGCTCCACCACCACCTATAATAATTGCATTTGGTCCTGGACTTAAAAATAATTTTGTGCCACCTGGGAAAGACGTACGATATCCACCAGCACCTCCACCACCTCCCATGTTTGTACCACCAGCTCCACCACCTGCTACTACTAGATAATCTAATGCCACACCATCGCCTGTATCTATGATATTTAAATTAGTTGATGTTTTAAATTCTGCAATTTGAGTTGAACCGTCAGGAGATGTGACCGGTGCACATGTACTGCATGTTGTAAAGTAAACTCCTGCAGTTGAAGGTGATCTTGCAATAACGATACCAGAACCACCCGCTCCTGGATTTCCAGCACCAGATAAATTTGTAATACCTGCTCCACCTCCACCACCACCTGTGTTTGCAGTTCCAGCAACACCAGTATTTGTTGATGTTGGTGAACCTGCACCTCCACCTCCAGCGCCACCAGAACCAGCTGTTGCAGGAGATGTTCTTGTAGAGCCTCCTCCACCACCAGCGTATGTTGTAGCAGATGTTAAACCTAAAATATTATTTGGTGCCCCTGCACCTCCATTTTTATTTGTAGCTGCAGCAGTTGCTCCACCACCACCGCCACCAAAATCGTTCGCGTCTGGACTTCCGTTTGTTCCATTTGCTCCTGCATTACCTTGTGATGGATCAGTAGGAGGAGTATTACCAGCTGCACCAGTTCCTAATCTAGAACCTCCACCACCGGATCCTCCAGTTGCACCATTTTCAACAGGTCCACCACCACCAGCTCCACCTCCTGTGGATGTGATTGTTGAAAATACTGAATCTGTTCCATTTGCTCCTGCCCCAGTGCCAGGCCCACCTGTAGAGGCACCACCTCCACCTACTGTGATTGCATGAGATCCTAAACCTAAACCTAATGCTGAACCTTGTAATGGAGAAGGTCCAAATCCTGATGCACGATAACCTCCTGCACCACCTCCACCACCAGTGTCATTTCCTGGGTGATCTCCACCCCCAGAAGCTCCACCAGCGACAACTAAATAATCTATTGATTCTGATCTTTTAATCCAATTACCAGCGCTTACTTCATCTAATACTGTATTCATGTCCCAAACACCTGATGCACATTTAGGTGTTGTTTCTTTTATAACTACGATTCCTGAACCACCTGCTTTTCCAACACCACAAGATCTGTTACCACCACCTCCACCACCGCCAGTGTTAGCTGATCCTGCTGTTGCTGCAGTTGATCCTGGACCACCTCCATCTCCTCCACCGCCAGATCCTCCACAACCTTTTGTTGCAGTTCTTGCTGCACCTCCGCCACCACCTGCGTAAGTTACACAACTTCCTGTAATATCGTTTGCTGTTCCTGCTCCACCATTTCCTGCTTTGGGTGCAGCTGCATTTCCCCCTGTAGCACCAGAACCACCACCGCCACCACCACTATCATTTGTACCAGAACTAAATCCATTTCCGCCAGCGTTTCCCTGTGAAGGACTTGTAGAGGGTGTATTCCCTGAACCTCCTGTTTGAGGTGCTTGATTTGATCCTCCACCACCAGAACCACCAGTTGCACCAGCTCCAGGAATAAAAGCACCACCTCCACCACCTGTTGATGTCATGACACCACAAATAACTGAATCACTACCACTTGCACCTACTGGTTTCCCTGTTCCTGGATTAGCACCTTGTGCTCCTCCACCTCCAACAGTTACTGATATTGCTGCCTTTGGCATTGAAACGCAAGTGCCAGTTCTATAACCACCTGCTCCTCCACCACCAGATGAAGCACAATTACCAGAAGCGTCTCCACCTCCAGCTCCACCACCAGCAACAACCATTACTTCTGGTATTGTTGATGTACAGTTTGTTTTTTGAAAAGTTCCTGATGATGTAAAAGATTCAGTTCTTGTACTAGGTGTATTGATAACTTTTGTAGGTCCAATTATTCCGCCATTACCAGCCATAATTTAAACCTCCTACGCGTCGTCTATCGATTCATATGATACGAATAAAT